AGACTCTAAACTGCGAGTGGCACCGCTGTATGGATTGCCAAGAAATTCATGTATAGCGCCCTTGTAAGGCACTCCATTTTTAAATGTATAAGACACACTCTATCCTTTTTTAAGTAAACTTTTCTTCTTAGGAAAGCCAGCTTGCATATTCTTGTAAGCTTTATCGCTGACTGTAGATTTAGATTTAGACCTACTCGTTCCCTTTTTCTTACGTGCGTTTATGTTCGCGTATAATCCTTTTGCCATTACTTCTTCACCACCTTCTTATGAACTAAAAGCTTGCTGGTAGCAGTGTGCTTCGTGCCAGACATAAGATTGCCGTTGGTTTTGTGAGTAGCACCCTTATATTCTTTGCCATTCTTAAAGTAATGTTTAATACCTTTAGCCATTATTTCAGCTCTTCTTTAATCATTTCGCCACGACCTCCAGTACGTTCAAAATTTAGTGAGGTAACTGAAGGCAAAGAATATTTGTTGCGGTAGCCTTTAACAAGACGTTTTACTTTTTTCTCTCTTATCAACAAAGATTTCCTGCTTTCTTCACCTTTGATTCCTCTTTTAGCTTTATCAAATCCTGCGGACATAAGGCTGAAAACTTTTCTTGGAGACATTAGTTTTTCAACACGCTTACCTTTTATTGTAGTAAAGTCGCTTTCATAGATTGACCGCCCCTCAAAGCCAACTGTGTTCTTTAGCTCGGTTTGTATTTGTCTTAATAATGTTTTGGCTGAAGGGTCTTTCCCTGACATTTTTTTTTCTTCAATTTTGCTAGGCATTTTTCTTATTCCTTTTACTAATAGCTGCAGCCTTTGATTTAGCATCAGCTTTTGATGAAGCGCCCCACGCCTTTAGGCTTAGAAGCAAGCGAGTGGGTTTCCCCTTAGAATCTCTTTCGGGGCCTTTATTACCAGCCATGCGAGACAAAAAAGAAGATCGCCTGGGGTTATCCCCAGACTTAACTGGAGCCTTTAAAGTACCGCCCTTATAACTAGCGCGCCCCTTAGCATTAAGACCACCTTTAGGATTCTTACCCTCCTTGCGTGTCCAAGCAGGGGTACTCATTTACTATATGGCATCAGCAAAGAACGCGCACCATCAACGCCGCTAGGCTTCTTAGGCTTAGTAACATCACCCATTCTCTCGCCCTGATCCTTGCGCTTCTTCTTATCGCCAACAGCTAAAGTAGGTAAGTCACCATACTCAATCTTATCTCTGTCGTAAATCTCTTCTGTCTTTGCAGATACCGATCCACCGCCACCACCACCAAAACACATTATTCAGCCTCCTTTGTATAGCCACTACTCTTCAAAGCCTTCTTAGCTGTAGAGTTATCAGCACTGTTATCAAATGTCTCAGGAACCTTATCACCAAATCTACTCATTATCAAAACCCTTTTTTAAACTAAATATTTATAGCTCTTTTGTGAGAGCCTTTTTTAACAATCATGTGAGTGAGAGACCACTAGCTAAGTAACAGTGTCCAGTTTTTGACCCCACCCCCCTCTATCCCAGCTCGATTGATACCTTAATATCCCCCGCTAGTTGTACTTGGCTCCTATCAATCGGCTTAAATCCAGCACGATCCAGTAAATCTTTGCTAGCTTCCAGCTTAACGTACTCAGACTTAGCGCCCTTTGCCAGCCCTGCTAATTGGTGTACGGCTGCAGGAGCAAGACGGCTGAACTCCTTAGCTACCACTTCCATCATGTATTGTTGCACATGTGCTAGCTTCATACTCTTCTGTGCAGTCACTCTTCCGCTGTCGCCTTGGGCGTACCCAGCTTCCTGTGATGCTTTGGTTAAGTTACCACCATTTGCTACATACGCTTCAACGAGTGCCGTTTGTTTGCGTGTAAGCTTCCTAAGTTCTATGTTGCTCATTCAATCTCCTACTGTAGCCCCCCTCTCCCTCTCTCCCCCCATGTCTAGCACGACCATTACACCCTATGTCAACGCACAATACAGCCATTTGCACTTATATGTGAGTGTTACTTGGTACTACAAGGGTACTACAATGGCTAAATGCTTTTGCAAGTAATCCACGTTCTCTGCATGGCACCCAATGCCAGTGAGCATTAGCTCTCTTCATGTAGATGAGTTACTTTAGGCATATCTAGTTCTCCCCCTAAGTTGGATGCTGGCTTATCCCTTCGCCTTGATCTGGCATGTCAGATGCACAAAAGGTTCGCAACAACTATCCTTTCTTTCTCTGTAGTGGGGTGTGCGCTTCTATGCCTGTCCATTTCATATAGTTCGTCGGCGAGGATAGAAGTTGCGAACCTCAAGCTCCCAAGTGGTCGTTTGCACAAATGACATTTGATCTTCATCGAAGGGATAATCCTTCATACCAACTAGGAGAACTAGACATGACTAAAGTAAACAACTCATCAACACTCATCGAGCTAAAGCTCGCTGTCATTAAGTACCATGACGGTGAGAACATGGATTACTTGCAAAAGAATATAGCTAGAGATGCGTGCTATACAAGTAATAATTCACTCACATATAAGAAGAAGCAAATGGCAGATGGTATCGCCGACTTTGAGAGTGCAATGGTCGAAGGCAGAGACATTCTAGCAGAAAGGTTATGTCAACGGATTGAGGCTATGGAGATTGAACTCGAGCAACTGATAGAACGTCACGTAGCTGACGTAGCAGTATACCTAGTCATCTCAGATGGTGAAGAGTGGACTGCAACAAAGCCTTCTAACAATAAAGCAAAGCTAACATCTAAGTTAGCGGCAATCAAGGCGAGGGTGGCGTAAGCCCCCTCACTACCAAAGGTATAGCACAATGTTAAATGAATATATAAAAGCTCTTATAACTTTAGTTCTAATATTATTATTAGCAACTAGTAGTTTATTATTATTACTGACAGGCTATTCAATTTCTGCCTGTCTAATTATGATATTCGGATCAGTGTCAATCATCTTAATTCATGGTGACAACTTTTAACTAAATCTATTGGGCGATTATCAGGCTGTCGTAAATCGAGCCAAGTGGTCTCGACCCTAAAGGGCTTCCATCCTGATCGCGGCGCTGGCTTTGATGTCTGTCCTAAACACAGGCGATGGGCTTGGACACGTGACGAGAAACTTACAAGAAATTATCCTATCAAATTAAATGAATAGAAAAGGTAAACAAAATGGGAAGAGTAAACGATATGACTATTGGAATTGAACAAGATAAAATCACAGAGGAAGAGGAGACATTCATTAGTGACTATGAAGAGAAGCCAATCAAAACAAGGATACAATTTCACCTTAACTTTATGGTGATGTTGTTAAATGCTGGTCGCGTTGAGATGGCAGAGGAGTCGTTAGGAAAAGCAAACGAACTAATCGAAGGTGCAATTATAACGGAAGGTAAAGGTCAATGAGACACACACAACTAACTAGATTCATGCGTGGTTATAGCAGTACAAATGCAATGTTAGTATTTGATTTGTCTCAAGATCAAATTGTATTTGTAACTGATATGATTGACATCCATCTTGCTCAAGAAAACATACATCAAGATGGTGAACGCAGCTTGTATCGTGCGTACCAAAGAGAAGAGTTCATGTATAAAGTTGCAGATCAATTCTTAGATTTATATCCCAACGCAAAACTAGAGGAGTATTACCCATGAGTATAGATGTATATGATTGCTTTCAGCGCACATGGTGGTGCGAAAATCCTGATTGGCCTAATGGTTTAGAACCAGATGCTGGTCGTAAGAATTTTTTCTTTAAGAATACACATTGCAATGAAACGCAATCGTTTCTTACTGAACAAGAAGCCATAGACTTTTGCCGAGTATGGAATGACACGCATGATGCTGGTCGTTACAGTCTTAAAGCAGAATTCCAATTAAGAAACGAGGAGGTTAGACGATGATAGACTGTTCAATACATGATATAGTTAAGGTGCATCAAAGCACCCAGCAGTATCCCACCTTTACTGTAATAGATTTAGTTATAACACAAGGTGATGGTCAAGAGATCACAATCAAATTGTTTAATAGAAAGTCCAAGATAGAATGGATTGAAGATAAGGAGACACGAATTGTACGTTAAGAAATCACCGC